GATAGCGAGCCGATAGTTAGAATATCGGCTACGGGCATAAGTCTTGACATTCCCCGTCTTGACTATCATGACTTTCAAGTCAGCTACGAAAATGAGCGTTTGCATATTTCAACGGGGCACGTGCCGTTTTTAACTATACGGTTCTAACCCGATACCCGATATACCCGATACCGATAAGAACGGTATCGGGTATTTTTTTGTCTCAAAATTTTTTGCATGCAATTTTGTGCCAGACTAAAACCGATTTTGCGAAAAACCTTGCACAACACCCCACAGACCAAATTGACAAAAAGGTTTTTGAAAAAATTGACAAAAAGGTTTTTGAAAAAATTGACAAAAAGATTTTTGAACAAAAAGGTTTTGCAACTAACTACCCAGCATATTCAGTTGTCAAAGAACAATATGCCCATCAACACACGGGCATTCTTGGATTTTAAAAAAATAACAAAAAGACTTCCTAATACCCACGCTTAATCCGTATAACTTGCTTCAGTGCGGGGATATGCCCTATACACCTATGCCGTAACGCAGCAAAGCCAGTGTAGCTTCGAGGTGAAGCCACACTCTTACTACGTTTATGCTTCTCTACCTGCGGGGGGTGCACCACAACAGGTGCATTCATATCTGTGCAATACCTAGTATTCAAGCACGTAGCATACCATATACGATTATATGGATACCCATATTCTTTGGATAACTTATATGCTTTTTCATCATACGGCACATCATATGGTATATCTTCAGGTATAGCTGGTTTGTAAGGTTTGGTTAATACTACTATCATTAAGTTAAATAGGACAAGTAGTAGTAGTGTCAGCATTTCGTATTGCCTCCTCCATCTCAATTATTATTTCTTCATCACATTTGCCGTTGCCTCCGCAGTTCATGTTACAGCTTATGCCCATATCATGGGGTACTGCATGGATACAAAAGTCGGCACGGTCGCAAGTTGTATATTTGTTGCATATCACCATATATACTATATATACACCCCAGTTAGGCAGGAAGCGACTATGTTTAAAGATTTTCTAAAATATCTACGATTATATAGGAAATATATTGATTTAGGGGGTAATTGTTTGAGTAGTAGGTCAGAGATTAAAGCTAGGAGAGCAGAATTACTAGAGAAAAAGAAAACCGCTAAAACAAAGGAAGAGATTAAAGCATTAGAAGCATTGGAAGCAGCATGGAACGCTAGGGAGAGGAAAATAGCAAAGTTTAGGGCTAAAGCTGGGAAAATTGGAGGTAAGGCTAGGAGTATTAAAAAGGAAAAGGAAAAGGATATTAAGGATGTTGTGGAGAAGAAAGACTATGAACTGGATAAGAAAACTCAGGATGAAATAGAAGCTGCTATCAGACTCACAGGTGGATGGTTATCAAAGACTGCTAAAGAACTTGGTATGCCTGTTGAGAAAGTTAAGGCTGCGATTAAAAGGAATAAAAGGTTAAAAGAGGTTTTATTTGAAACTAAGGAACATTTACTGGACTTGGTTGAAGATACACTGTTTGAGAGGATTATAGAGAAAAAAGATGTGTTAGGTGCTATGTTCTGGCTGAAGTGTCAGGGTCAGCATAGGGGATGGATAGATAAGCCTAAAAATGGTGGGTCGGCTGATAAGCCTATACATATAAAAATTACACCAGTGGAATTACCAGAAGGGAAACGTAGGATTGGTCGTCCTAAAAAAATATATACAGAAGTTAAAGTCCTTCCTGCAAGTCAATCAAAAGATGAAATATTGGAATCTAGATTGGCTAATCAGGATGAAGTTATAGAAGGTGAAATAATAGATTCTTAGGAGGTTTAAATGCCAAGTACTTATGGATAAAATGGTTGTTACTGTTTCAAGGTATTGGGATAATCCAAAAATACTTACTAAAGTTACTAATAAAGAAATATCTTTAGAAATGTCTTTGGATGATTTTAAAGAAGCTTTAAAACAAGAGATTGGTTCTGTGACTACTGTAGTTACTAAAACTGGTTTATCTAAAAAATAGATACTGCTTTTACTAATATTGTAGAACGTATTAAAGAAGAAAGTGCTAAAGTAATTAATTAGGAGGTGGTGATGCAAGAAACAGAACACCAAATAGAACGTAGAGAAGATAGGATAGAGTTAGGTAGATTAATTGAATCTGTTGGAGGTTTAAAAAATGACATAAAAGAATTGCGAGAGGATTGGCATAGAGATATAGATAAACTAGAAACAAAACTTGATATAGCTGGAAAATCATTTATAACACGAGTTGAATTTCTGCCAGTTAAAAGTATTGCTTATGGACTTGTGGCTATTTGTGGCTTAAGTATTTTAACTGCTGTTATAAAATTAGTGGTGATGAAATGAAAGACATTATTAGGTGTAAAATTATTTATTGGGTATCATTGGCTATATTAGGTATTATGTCTTTTATTATAGGGCAAATTGCTGTTATGTTGTATTACCCCTATAAGACAATAGATGTTAAAGAACCTGTACAGATACTTAATGAGAATAAACGCTTAATAAGAGGAAGCCATCTTGTTATAGCATTTGATTATAAGAAGTACATCAATGCTGATGCAGAGATAATCTATCAGCTACGTAACAAAGACATTAAGCATTATATTACTTTATCTACAGTCAAGTCAAATGTAAGCGTTGGAAAAGGAATCGCTGTAACATCAATATACATACCCGATACTGTTGTAGTCGGAAAGTATGCTTTGATAGCTACAAGCAAATATAAAGTGAATGAGTTTAGAACAATCTGTCGAAGATTTGTATCAGAAGAATTTAGTGTTACAGGGAGATAAGGATATGGGAAAGTGGGTTAAACCAGAATGGTGCAAGAATGATTTGGATTGTAATATTTGCATCCACTGGAGTAGTGCTAAGAAGTATTGTAGGAAGATGACGGAGGTCATTGATGCTAATAACAATAGTAATATTGACAATAGTGATGGTAGTCGAGAACATAATTGACATCATACTCACTAATAAAATTATCAAAGCTGGCGGGACAGAATTAAACAAAATTGTATGTTATGTAATGAAGAAATTAGGTGATAAGTGGTATTTCTACAAACTTGCTCTTGCTCTAATTGATATTATCTGTATTGTAATTATGTGCCTTCTTGGATTTTATAAAATAGCACTGGTGTTCATTCTTTGTGGAGATATTGCTTATATTTGGGTTCTTTGGAATAACTGGAAGGAAAGCAGAAGTGAAAAAAGATAATCCAATAATAACAGCATGGAACATGGCTAAGGGGGCGGAAAGGTATGAGTTCATCTTTATCGTGTGCAAACTCTACAGAGGACTTATTGAAAGATTATGCAAAAAAATCAGAGAAAACAATTACTCATGTGATAGTGAGGGCGGACAAGACAATATTGGAGATGGCAGTCAACCAAAATGTGAGGATTGCCTCATACGCACAAACTTCTACTGGCATAATACCAACTGGTACTGTGATAATGAGCATACAGGAGTTTGAAGAACTTAAAAATAAATATGAGGAGAGTTTATAATGAATCTTAAAATAATACTTGAAGTAGACAATAAAAAGATAGAACTTACAGAACAAGAAGCAATGGAATTAAAAGACAAATTAGATGTTATGTTTAGTAAACCAACTACTGTTCCTTACCTAGTTCCAATATATCCATATCCAAAATATCCTATTATTACATACTATTATAAATATGATAATTCTTCTACTGCTTCCGAGAAGGAGAATCCATGTTCTTCTTATACCCGTTCTTTCTCTTGGGAAAACTCAAGTGATAATGTTAATAGAGTGTTATGTGGAGGTATGGTGTCATGATAGCTATTTTATCTGCTTTATTGGGCTTGGTCGGAAGTTTTGCACCAGAAGTAATAAAATACTTTAACAAAAAGCAAGATAATGAGCATGAAATCAAAATGCTTGAAAAACAGGTTGAAGCTCAAAAGATACTACATGAGCAGAAACTTGAAGAAATTAATACAGAAGCGGACATAAAAGAAAGCATAGCTTTGTATGAGGCGGCTGAAGTAACTCCTACCCAAGTAAAGTGGGCTGATGCATTGTTAGGGATACTGAATGGTACTGTAAGACCTGTTGTTACGTATGCCTTTGTGGCTATGTATCTTTGGGTCAAGATTGTAATGATTTATACTTATGTATGGATACAAAAGTTATCCACAATTCAGGTTGTCCAACAGATGTGGACAGAATTTGATAATTCAGTTCTCATGCTTGTCTTGGGTTTCTGGTTTGGCGGTCGTATGGCTCAAAAGGTATTTAAGTTGAAATGAAAATATCAGAACGTGGCATCAACTTTATCCAACACTTTGAAGGGTTTTATTCTAAGCCCTATTATTGCCCTGCTGGCGTACTAACGATAGGCTTTGGCACGGTAATCAAAAAGGGTATGTATGTTGACGGGATAACAAAAGAACAAGCTACAGAACTAATGATGAATGAACTTAATAAAAATGAGCGGAGTATAAATAGGCTCATAAAAGTTGAACTAAATCAAAACCAGTTTGATGCGTTATGCTCTTTTGTTTATAACTTAGGTGCGGGTTCATTACAGGTAAGCACATTACGAAAGAAACTAAACAATGGCGAATACTTAGATGCTGCTAATGAGTTTCTGAAGTGGGTATATGGCGGCGGCAAAAAGTTGAAAGGTCTTGTAAGAAGAAGATTGGCAGAAAGGGAGATGTTTATTGGCTAAAACTAAAGGTAGTTCTGAATTATTTGATACATTATTTGAGCCTACAATTATAAATAAAGAATTGAAGGCTACTCGTGTATTTTTGGCTAATTTTGAGAGTACAAAAGAGATTGTTGTTAATATGGGAGGAGGTGGTAGCTCTAAATCATATTCAATAATTCAATTATTATTGTATAAATTTTTAACGGAGAAAAATAAGAAATTTTTAGTAGTAAGAAAAACAATGCCGTCAATGAGAACATCTGTTATTATACCTTTTTATGAGATTATGGATTCATTTGGAGTTAGGGATAGGATAAAGGAAGATAAAGTCGGTATGAACTTTTATTTTGGTAGCAACTTAATACACTTCAATGGTTTAGATAATCCAGAAAAGATAAAATCATCTTCATGGAACTATATGTGGTTTGAAGAAGCTACTGATATAACAGAAAATGATTTCAACACTGTTAGACTATACTTAAGGGCACCATCTGCGGATAAGAAACCCAATCAGATATTTATATCGTTTAACCCTATAGATGAATTTCATTGGTTAAAAGAGAAGTTAATAAGTAATAAGGCTTTTAAAAATGAGATAGATGTTATACACTCAACATATAAAGATAACCCATTTTTACCCGAAAAAAGCAAAAAAAGATATGAGGAATTAATTGATAAAGATATTAACCTCTATAGAATTTATGCTCTTGGTGAATGGGGAAAATTGGAAAATCTAGTTTATAGAAATTGGGAAAGTATCCCGTCTATGCCTGTTCATATGAAAAGCGGTATTGTACTATATGGGTTAGACTTTGGGCATAATGACCCTAATGTTATAATAAGAAGTGTTGTAAAAGATAAAGATGCTTTCCATGAACAACTACTCTACAAATCTGGCATGACTGTATCAGAATTGATAGCTTACATGCAAACAACAATTCCTAAAAAAGAATGGAGTAAGCCTATGTACGCTGATAGTCAAAGACCTGAGGTTATTAAAGAGATAAGAAATGCTGGGTTTAATATAAAAGCTGCACAAAAAAATATTGTAGCTGGTATAGATTTTTTAAAACGTATGAGGCATTTTGTAAAAGAGGATAGTTCTGATTTGATTAAAGAGTTTAGGGCTTATAGCTGGAAAACAGACAAACGTGGTAATATCATAGATGAGCCTGTTGATTTTATGAACCATGCGTTGGATAGTATAAGGTATTCCTTATACTCACATCTTAGGACAGATGGTTTATACAAGGTTAGATGGATTTAAATTCACTATTATCATAAACTGAATGTTTAGATAAGTGATGGAGGGAAAATGACCAAAACATTAGTTCAAAAACTGTTAGAGAGATTTGGGTATTACAAAAAGGGAATAGGTAATTTTACAGAAGATTCAGCTATACATAGGAGTCTACGAAGTTATTTATCATCAATAGATAATATGGAGGTAGTTGACCCGTATAAGAATAGTGTATGGGTATTTGCATCAATTAATGCTATAGCACAAAATATATCAAGAGTTCCGTTTTATATCTATGAAGAAAAAACAAAAGATATAAAAACAATAGTTAATAAGGGCCCATTATATGAATTATTTACTAATCCTAATCCATATATGATTACGAATACATTATTCTTTGCTACGGTTTTATACTTGGAATTGTATGGAGAAAGTTTTTGGGTTATTGATAGGGCAAATATAACTGAAATACCTCAAAATATATGGGTAGTAAATCCAACAAGATTTGAACCTGTTTTAGAGCCTGATGCTAAAGGTAGAAAAGTATTTAAGGGTTATTGGAAATATATTGGTGCACCACAGGAAGAGTTAATTTTAGCACCACATCAAATATTACAATTTAGATATTTTGACCCTTATAACGAACTTAGAGGGGCGTCTGGTTATGAGCCTTCAAAAATAGGTGTGGAGCAAGATTATTTTGCTAGTAGATATAATAAACAGTTTTTTAAAGATGGTATATCTTTATCGGGATTGATTAAAGTTCCTGATTTTCTTACTGATGAGCAATTTAATAGGATGCGTAGCCAATTTGAGCAAAAACATGGTGGATATAGTAATGCTCATAAAGTAGGTATTATTGAGGGTGGTGCTGATTTTGTTGAAACAAAAGCCATGTCACAGAGGGATATGGAATTTTCAGTATTAAAGGATACAATACGTGGTGAGATATTAGCTGCTTTTAAAACAAATGAAGTAGTTTTAGGAAATTATAGTAACATACAATCTTATGAAGGTATAAAACAAGCTCATGAATCATTTTGGAAAGAAACATTATTACCAAAAATAATATATTTAGAAGATTATTTATGGGCTAAATTTTTTGCGAATATACAAGGTGGTAGATATTGGGGCGGTTTTGATATATCTGTTGTTGAAGCCTTAAGAGAAGATTTTGGAAAAAAAGTAGAAATGGCTAAGATTTTAAATGAAATGGGGTACCCAATAAATGCTATTAATAAACGGTTAGATATGGGTTTTGAGGATATGCCCTGGGGAAATACATGGTGGGTTAAAATGGGTACTATACCAGTTGAAAATGCTGTTGAGGCTATAACTCCAATACAACAGCCAGATGAGGATGACGAACCTATATCGGCACCAGATGATGAACCTACACCATCTGGAGATGAACCTACAACTGAACCAATGCCAGATAAGGGGGTAGATTTTACTATGAGAGAAGATTCATTATGGGGAAATTTTATATCTAGGGAAATATCGATAGAACAAATGTTCAAAAGCAAATTTAAAAGATTTTTATTTGAACAACGGAAACGAGTTTTAGCAAATGTTTTTGATGATAAAGCTGTTATACTTGATGTAGATTTTGAGGTTAAAGAATTACAAAATGTTATCACAAACACATATAAACTAGCAGCCCAAGCAGGATTACAGTTATTAGATGAGGAATTACTTATTGAATCGGATAAAATATCAGATACAGTATCAAAATTTATCTCTAAGCGTATTGAATTTAGTACAAATACAATTATCTCAACAATAGAAAAAGGACTAGCCAAAATAACTGGAGATAACAAACAAGACTTAGCTAAGAAAATTAGAGTATTTTATAATAAGACAGATAGTAGAGTAACAACTATAGCAAGAACTGAAGCATGTTCCATTATTAATGGTGTTAGGTTTTATGCGATGGGTGAGCGGGGTATACAGTATCATAAATGGATTTCTAAATCAGAAAATGGTAGACATAATAAATTTGCAGGGAAGGTTGTAAGACTTGGAGATTCTTTTAGTGATGAGTTTGTTATTAGATTTCCGTTGGATAGTAAAGCTCCAATACAAGAGATAATAAATTGTAAATGTTACGCTATTCCTGTTATTAAAGTTAAAGAAAAAAATTAAGTATTGGCGTTAATATGTGTGAATTAAAGATTATTTTAATTATTAACGATTATATTAATGAAAACTACTTTTTAGGAGAATAATAATGAGCGAACCTATAGTTAAAACTTTTATCAGTGATGTTAAAAGTGTTAATGAGCAAGACTTCACACTTGAGGCTGTTATATCAGATGAAACAGTTGATAGGTATGGAGAAGTTATTAAAGTAGATGCTTGGAAAAAAAGATTATATAGGTATAAACAAAATCCTATTCTTTTGACATCACATCGATATGATAAGTTGACTAACCAAATAGGAGAAGCTACTAAGGTTGGTGTTGTAGATGGAAAATTAGTAGCTAAGTTTAAATATTATGTTAATGAAGGCAATCCTGAAGCTGATTGGGGATGGAAATTAGCATCTAAATTTGGTAGGGCTGCTTATTCTGTTGGGTTTTTACCATATGAGTATGAAGATAAAGAATATGATGAGGACGTTAAAAAAGGTAAAAAACCATATAGAGAGTATATTGATGTAGAATTGCTTGAAGTATCACAGGTTTTAGTTCCCGCTAACCCATCGGCTATGATGAAAAGTTTTAATGAAGAGGAAGATACTGAACTAAAAGGATATATTGATTTTGTTAGAAAAGGTTTAGAAACTGATACTGATTATGAAACTATTATAAAAGAAGATTTGGTGGGTAAAGATGCTGAAGATATTATAGAAACAAAACCAGATACTGAAAATTATGTTCATATTGAAGTTGATGGTGAAAAAGATAAACATAAAAACCATGATATAAAGACAATAACAATTTCTGCATCTAAAGGTATAAAAGCTCATTATTGTACTGAAAGTGATTGTAAAAAGATAATTGGTTATTTATTTGATAAAGAAAAAGGCTGGACACATGAAACAGCACAAGAATGGGTAGATGAGCATAGTAAAATGATGGTTGGTGATAGGTGTGAAGTATGTTATACCGCAGATGCTGGAGAATTATTTCTAACCTATTGGTTAACTTATGATGAATTAACAAATATTACAGATATGAATAAATCACCTGAAATAGAGGAGGAGTGTATGGAAGAAATTTTAAATGCTGTAAAAACATTAGAAGAAAAGATAGATGCTATTAAAGCATGGATTGATGCTAAAGCTGAGGAAGAAGAATTGTTTAATAAACAGCTTGAAGAAGATTTTAAAGAATTGGAAACATTAAAATCTAAAGCTGTTGAGGAAACAACGAGCTATATAAAACAGTTGTTAGAGGATACTAACAGTGTGCTAGAACAAACAATTTCCGTTCAGTCTAAGTAGGCTATGAACAAGGAGAAATTTACTTATAAAAAATAGGAGGATTAATAAAAATGGAAGAAATTAAGAAACTTTTAGAAAACCAGAAAGAAATGGTTGGTAATGTTGCATCTACACTGAAAGAGCTTAGTGAAGCCCAGCATGGTTTGGATGCAAGAATGAAACAGATTGAAACTAGAATGTCTCCTGGACTTGGAATAGGCATAAGCGTTCCTGGTTTGGAAAGTGAGGCTAAGAAATTTTCCCTTCTTAGAGCGGCTAGAGCAATAGTAACTAAAGATTGGTCTGGTGCTGGTTTTGAGAGGGAAGTATTTAATGAAGCCAACAAAAGGGCAATGTCCATGGGTGCAGATACCAGTATGGGTTATTTTGTCCCTAATGAGATTTTAGCTGGCTACATTGAATTGTTAAGAGCAGAATCAGTAGTTATGCAGATGGGAGCTACAGTCCTACCAGGACTGAATGCGTCACCAGTGCAGATGCCTAAACAGACTGGCGGGGCAACTGGCTACTGGCTTGGTGAGAATGAGTCTATTACCGAGTCATCGTTGACCGCAGGTCAGATTACCTTAACTCCTAAAAAGGTTGGAGCATTGGTTAAATTGTCCAATGAGTTGTTGAAATACTCCAATCCATCAGTTGAAGAGGTAATTAGAAACGACCTGTTTACAACTATAGCACTTAAAATAGACCTAGCAGCGTTAAGGGGTACTGGTGTAGAATATGAGCCTAGAGGTATAGCCAATACACCAAATATTAATACTGTTGCTATAGGCACTAACGGTGGTGCTCCAACATTTGATTACCTATATGATATGCAGTATGAATTACAGAAAGATAATGCGTATAGGGGTAATCTCGGATATGTATTCCATCCAGCAGTAAGAAGGAGACTCGTAAAGACAAAAGTAGCACAGTTCAGTACTGATACTGGCGGAGAGTATATTGTGCAGCCTATGACCTCAGAATCGTCCTTAGTTTCATGGATGGGGCATCCGTATAAGATGACCACACAGATTCCTATAGACTTAACAAAGGGCAATTCTACAAATTGTACTGAAATCTATTTCGGTAACTGGTCTGAACTGCTTATCGGTATGTGGGGAACTGTAGAACTTAGAGCATCTCAGGAAACGTATACTGCTTTCCAGTCTGACCAGACTTGGATTCGTATACTTCAGGAAGTTGATATTCAGGTTAGACACGCTGAATCGTTCTGTCTGATTAATGATGCTACTATAGCTTAACTAATAAGGGTAGGTATTACCTACCCTTTATAAAAATTTTAGGAGGTATAAGAAATGCTTAGAGATTTAGGAAACTCGATAAACACATTCCTGTCCGTTGCTCCAACAACTATAGGAACAGGAGCTGTTGCAGATTCTGTTAATGGTGTTGGTGCCGATAGGTCAGATTATGAATATGCTGTTTTTGTATTCTCAAACTGCGAGCCGTTAGGCACACCATTGGGCATAACTGTAACTTGTACAGTTCAGGAATCAAGTGATGATTCAACCTATACGGATATTACTGATGCGTCAAGTTCGCATAATGTGACTAACACCTACACAAGAACTGAAATAGCTGTAAATCTTTTGGGTGTAAAACAGTATGTGAGAGGAAAAATGGAAGTGCAGTTCAATGGTGGTACTGGTCCTTTTATAGTCTGTGATGCTATAGGTATCTTAGGCTCGCCAAAAGAATACCCAGTATAGTATGCTAAGAGTTAAAAAGGGCTATACAGTTTTTTGCAACGGGTTAGGTATAACGGAGGGGGGTGTAATCCCCCCTCAATTTTATGATATTGTAATTAAGGACCAGTCATGGAAAGTTGAGGAATTTAGTGATAAAAAGGATGAGATTGGTGATATTGCAGTTAATAGGATGATTAAAAGTAAAGAGGTAAAGAAGAAATAATGAGTATAATGCTTGTTAGCCTATCCAATGTTAAAGCTTATCTGGATATAGACTCATCTGTTACTAATTTTGATTCTTTACTCAATATTCTAATCCAAGATGTATCGGATAGGATACAATCATTCTTAAATAGGCAGTTAACCAAGCAACAGAGAACGCAATATTTTGATGCTGGACAAAAGAAATATTATTTAACTGCATATCCTATAGATATTACATCAACAATTACAGTCACATTAGATGATGTAGACCAAACTATTGATAGTGATTATTATATTTGGGAAGATGAGGGTTTACTTGAATTTGATGCTACCACATCATATTGTGAACCTAAACAGATTGCTATAACGTATACTGGAGGCTATACAGCTTCAGAAACAGTTGTTAATGATAAGACCACTTATATACTTTCTGTTCCTGATGCTATAGAATATGCTTGCATGTTGCAGGTAGCATATATGTTTCGTAGGAGAGCGGATATTGGTTTAACAAGTTTATCTATGCCAGATGGGTCATTTTCAAAATTAACAGGTGGCTTATTACCAGAAGTTAAAGAGATACTTATGATGTATCGTAAAAATCCTATGGGTGGTTAATTGGATTATTTTTCTGTAAAAGACCCTTCTTATATTAAAGACTCCATAGCATCTTACATAAATGGTAAAGTTGCTAGGGGTCTAAGACGTGCTGTGTCCTCAGAATTAAATATGGTCTTACCGCAAGCACTTATAAACTTAGTTGAAACTAAAATGCGTAAGTATATTTATACGAGAGTTAAACGTAGAGGTAGAAAAGAATGGGATGATAAATCTACCCCACATTTAGGAGAGTCTATACTTACAACACATAGAATTATAAACCAATATGCTACAAAATATGGATTTTGGTCTTTTGCACCACACGCACCAACACATATAGGTGAACTTGGTAGTGTTGCAACGATTATGGTTAAAAGGCGTAAGTTTATGCGGTTTAAGGATAGGGATAACCTAGAAGATGGTTGGAAATTTGCAAAAATAGTGCATGTCCCAAGACGCATTTCTGAAGTTGCGTTGCAGGAAATGTTTGTAAATGAGATAGCTACCCAAACTGACCGTGTTGTAGCATCTGTTGCCGAGAGGTTTAAATAATGTCTACTAAACGGCAGATAATTTTAGAGGAGATTAAAAAACTTTTAGAAGGTATTGTTGATAACACTGGTAAAAGGATATTTCCGCATGTTGAAGTATCTAGAATACCACCAACTAGTTTAGATAATGTACCATATCCTACAATTTTTATATATTCTGATAGGGAGACTAGATTAGAGGATGACCGTGCTGTAAATAGACAAGAAACATGGGAATGGTTCATTGTTCTTGAGGTGTGGGCATATGATAAGGATATGGAAGATTTGTTGGATTATATTCATACAGCTATGTATGCTAATTATAGATTTAGTAATACTGCTGAATACTCATCTAGAATGGGTGTAGATTTTTTTACATTAGACCCGACAAAACGCTTAGAGTCTATGGCTATATCTTATAGAGTTATTTATAGGCATAGTTTAGGTAATATGACAACAACAGGAGGTTAGGTTGAGAAAAATATATTATGATACAGGTTCACCTACATTAAGTATTGCAGAACTTGGTAGGTTTAATAAAGGTATTCCTAAAGAAGTTGCTAACGATGAGATTGCTGATTTATTAGTTAAACGTGGACAGTTTAAATATTGGGTTGAGCCTGAATTGGAAATAAATATTGAAAAAAATAAGAAGAAATTTATAAAGGAGGTATAGCAAATGACGCAAGCTAGGGGTAGTAATTCAAAATTATTGATAGGTACAGAGGCTACATTTAAAACTGTAGCTAATAGTAATCCGCATGTTTTGCCATTTGTATCTGAATCATTAAGATTATCTAGAAATCTTATAGACTCAAAAACAATTAGGGCTAATAGAAATCCTTTGAATCCTGCAAGAGGTAATAAGGATGTTACTGGTGATATAACTGTAGAATTAACTCCATATATGACAAAAATGTTTTATCATACTTTGGGTACATTTACAACATATGGTTCTGGTCCGTATTCACATACATTTGTGATTAGTACTTTACCACCTGGACTAACAATCGAAAAACAATTTCCAGATTTAAGTACTCCTGAATATTTCACATATGCTGGGTGTAAAGTTAATAGTATGAAAATGTCATTTGCACCTGAAGGATTTATAGAAACTGTCTTTTCAATAATAGGGTCTGCACAAACTGTAACTACCGCAGCAAAATTGACAGGAGCTTTAGATTATTCAGATGACTCTGTTGGACAGCAGTTTGATGGTTTTGAAGCAGTGATTAAAGAGGGTGGTGCTACGTTAGGTATTGTAACAAAATTGGATTTAACTATAGAAAATAATCTTGATAATTCAGTATATGTTATTGATGGTACTGGTGAAAGATATTCACTGCCAGAAGGTTTAGTAAAGGTTTCTGGTACATTAACTGCTTTATTTGAGGATGTTTCATTGTATAATAAAGCTATTAGTAACACAGAATCTAGTTTGCAAATTACTTTAACACATGGTAGTGGTACTGGAGCAGCTTATGATGAAAAAGTAGATATATTTATTGATGAGTTGCTTTACCAGCCACAAGACCCAGTTATTAGTGGACCTGCTGGTGTTCTTGTAGAATTGCCATTTATAGGGTACTATAATAATGATGCTGATGCTTCGGCACTTAGACTAATTGTTTGGAATACCCAAACTCAAGGCAATATAATGTAACAGCTTTAACAGGGTCCCTAAATAGGGACCCTTTTTTAAAAAATTTAAGGGGGAATCATGAAAATATCTGAAACAGAATATCTTTATAAAATCGGTGAAAAAGAGTATAGGATGAAGCCATTAGTTATGGGGCAAGTACGCCAATTACTATCATTGTTGAAAGGCGTTGAACTACCAGAAACACTTACTGTTGTCTCCCTAATAACAGCCTTTGGTGATAAGCTTACTGAAGCTATAGCTATTTTATTGATTGAGCCTGATGTAAGTCTTAACCTTAAAGATGTACAAAAGGTAACAAATGATATAGAATTTTATTTATCGCCATCATTGGCTATGGAGATAATTGAGGATTTTTTCGACTGCACCCCAATCTTTTCAATATTGGAGGAGATGGGGAAAAGGGTAGAAAAAATAGTAGGGAAGATGAATCCGACTGGTTCGACAAATTAATAGCCATACTAAGTGGTGGAGATATAACAAAACGGGATAGTATTATATGGGGATTCACTTTTGAGGAGATAAAACCATATATAGAGTATAAGCAAAGGGATTTACTATTTAGAGAGGCTATTTTACAGTTTTTAGGAGTTGGTTCGGAGGATAGAAAAATTGATGAGTATTGTAGAGCTTGCAAAACAGCTAAACCAGATGTTGATTGCTCAACATGCGATAAAAGTGCAATTAAAATAGCAGAAGAAAAAAGGAGTAACACACTTGGCAAAAAAACTAGCCCAGTACCAAATAGACTTACAAGTCATAGCTTCAGCTAAAAGTAACTTAGAAACTATCCAAAAAGGTATATCAAGTACCGATAAGTTACTTAAAGACCTTAATAACACTGGACTTAGAGTTTTTACAGATATAGCTGCTGAGGTTGAGAAAATACCACAAGCTCTAGCCAAAGCTGATAGAGCTTTAGAAGTATCCACACAAAAACTAACTAAGTTGTTTAAAACAAATAAATTTATAGATTTTGAGGGTAGTATATACAATAAACCAGTACCTGGAACAACACGTATATATGATACTAGGGAAGTTCCTATAAAAGGAACCAAAAAAGCCATAGCAGAAGCTACGGCTAGTATGCCTAATACAAACCTGCTATCTGGATTGAATGTAAAACAAGGAATTGCAGAGGATTTTAATAAGATAACAAAAAATGTTTCTGACAATATACAAAAGCTAGGTATTTTAAAGAATGTACTAAAAGAGGTTAGAGAGAATTATAAAAATGCTACTGGAGAAGCTAAACAGTATTGGGGATATGTTGAAAAAAATGTATCCGCACAAATTGGTAAGATACAGAATGCTTTACATGGTGGGGAAAGAGGTTTTAGGGATGTACGAAGCTTTTTCAAAGATATAAAAGATTTAGCAACTTGGCAGATGCGTTGGTATGGAGCAAAAGCATTACTCTTTGTACCATTTGAAAAAGTTGGACAAACAGCTAAAGAGTTTGTTGGTTGGCAACAAGCTATGACTGATGTTAAAGCAGCTTCAACTGCTTCTGCTGATGAAATGAAAAAATTGGAAGATGTAACAATTCGTGTAGGTAATATCACACCAGTATCTGCTAAAAAATCTGCAAAAGCCATGTTTGAGTTTGCACAAGCAGGTGTTGATGTTCTTACTATAGAACAAGCTATGCCTGTTGCTGCTAAGTTAGTTACCATAACACATGAAGATATGGGTAGTGCTGTTACAGCCCTAACAAAAATTTATAATGTGTATAGTGAAGATGCTAAAAATATGGTTTCAGTCGGTGATAGATTAGCTGCATCAATGGCTGATTCTCGATTAAAGGTTCAAGATTTAGCAACAATTTTTAACTATTTAGGTCCACAAGCTAAATTAGCTAAAGTTAGTTTAACTGATTTATTAACTGTAGCAACAGCATTATCCCAAGCTGGTGCAGAACCATCAACATTAGCTACGGGTATGTCAACATTTATGGCTAGTTTGACAAATCCAACACCAAAATTAAGAGCAAGCTTAGAGCCTAAATTAAAAGATATTGGAAAATCTATGGCTGATGTAAAAATGCCAGAGAATAATATTATAAATGTTATAAAGCTTTTAAAGGAAGCCAATGTTAATGTTGCTGACTTGTTTGCAGGATTACAGATGAGGGCTGGTCGTAGTGCGGCATCATTAAATCTTATGGCTGATAGCTTGGATAGAATAAAACAAAATCTAACCGTTCCTGGTAAATTAGATTCCATGTGGAAAATATCTATGGAGGGGCTAGAAAACAGATTTGAAGTTATGCTAAATAAAATAACTAATTTGGGTATAGTTATTGGTAGAGATTTAATGCCTTCAATAGAAGTTTTGGTAAAAGGATTAGAAAAAGTTGTTGGTTTTGTAACTCAATTAAAAGATGTCTTTATCCTCTTATTTGATGTGATAGCTTCTAGATTAATAGCTATGGGTATAATGGCTTTAATACCAGCATTAGGAAAATTGTTTACACACTTTAAAATAATATGGACTGTATTAGCATCTAGTGGTGGTCTAATTGCTGCTGTTAAAACTTTTTTTTCCGCACTAGCAGCTACAGCAGCAGGTTTAACAGGATGGGGCATTCTTGTAGGTACTTTACTATTTACATTACAAAAATTCTTGGCTGCTTTAAAAGAATTAGAAGCTCTTAGGAAAGATGCTACTGCTGGCATTGCCGTAAATTTTCAGGGTAGGTCTGAACAATTTATGGAAACCTATATTGAAGGAATAAGGAAGGATTTGAAGAAAGCTGAAGATGCTGGTAATACATTGGCTGCGGAATCTTTAAGAAGTACATTAGGTATGGCTTTAGCAGAAAGAGCTAGGGTTAGAAAAGCTGGTAAAGAACAAGAGTTTAAAAGGACAGAAAAAGCTTCTGGTAAAGGTATGCTAGGACAGCGAATAGCCTTAGATAAAAAGGATAGAAATGAGGATATAAATTTACAAAAAGCTTATCTTTCATTACAAGATGCTATTTGGGAAAGTTCTTATAAGTTAGGACTTATGAGTGCTACAGACTATTTTAAAAAACGTGAAGAAATAGCTAGAGAAAGCTATAGTATAATGATAAAGGATGCTAAGGACTATCTAGCAGAGTTTACAAAGAAGGATAGTAAGATATATAGCGAGTATCAGCAACAATTAGCCGATGCAGAAAAAATAGAGGATGTTAAAGAACGTGCAGAAAAGAAAGCTTATATAGAAGACCAATTTAGAGTGGCGAAAAAAGAGGCTGCTAGAAAGGTCGCTACTATAGAAATTGAGGAATCTAAACGTATTTTAAAAGCTACACAGGAGATGTTGGAGAAAGAAAAAGAAGTATATATTAAACACCAAAATACTTTATTAGAAATACAACAAATAAGACTTGAAAAAGAAATTGAAGCTGAAAATGCTAAATTAGAACGTACTTCGATTTTAAATGAATACGCTTATTCCAAAAATAAACTAAGTGCTGAAGTGTATTATAACCAAGAGGCTATTAAACTAAATATTGAACGTTTAAATAGTATTAAAAAAGCTGAAGAAGAATACTATTCAAATAAACAAAAAGCTGCTCAGGACTTTTTGTTTATGGAAACTAATGATTATGCCGTAATGTCTGAAGAAAATTATAAACAGTACAATTCTGTAGCTTTAAAATTAGCAGAAGCAAGAAATAAAGCTATACAAGGAATCAATGACAAATACGAAACTAGCTACTTACAACTACAAATAAAACGTGCTGAAGATATTAAAAATGTTTACGGAACTGAAGGAGCTTTTGGTGTTATTGGAAAATCATTTAGTGATATAGGTAGCTTGTGGGGGAATATGGCACAAAATATTGCTGATACAAGTGCTAATATAGCCAATAGTATGAAAGAGTCTTTTGCCGATTTCTTTGATTTTATGTCTGATGGGTTTATGGATTTTGAGAATTTAGCTAAAAAAGTTTTACATGATATTTATATGGAAGTGTTAAAGAATGTAGTACTAAAACAGGTATTTAGTGGACTTTTTAGTGTATTTAATCCACCAACCTTAAGTAATATTATACCATCTAGTGGTGTAGGTGAAAGTTTTACTAGTATATTTTCATCATTTGGGTCTAATTTTAGTTTTTTAACACCTAGAGCAAGTGGAGGACCAGTATCATTAAATAAAGCTTATATTGTTGGTGAAAATGGTCCAGAATTATTTAAACCTGCTACAAATGGTACTATTATACCTAATAATAAGTTAGCCGATATTTCATCACCTCCAACATTGATTGTAAATGTTGAAAATAAAACTGGTAAACAAGTTAAAGCTACACAATCTCAACCTCAGTTTGACGGTAAAAAATGGGTTAGAACTGTTTTATTAGAGCTTGCTGATTCTGATATGACTGTAAGACAAAGATATGGAGTAAGATAGGAGTTAAAGATGCCTAGTTTTCCAACACTTAGTATTTACCCAACATTCCCATTAGATGAACAACGGGAAGATGCTACTATACGTTCTCCTTTTGAAGCTGGATATGAACATACAAGACCTAGATTTACAAGAGTTAGGTATACGTGGAGTGTAAGTTATAAAATGCTTCCAGCTTCAGATAAATCAACATTGGAAACTTTTGTAACAACTGTTAGAGAAGGTGCTGATAGTTTTTCTTGGACCAATCCTGTTGATAGCACAACTCATACTGTAAAATTTATACAAATACCAAAATATAGTTGTGTTTTACAAAATGAGGATACTTCATATTTTGATTGTGATTTCCAACTCAGGAGTGTCTAATGGATACTTCCTTAGTTCTTGAGAAAAATAAACTTAGCGGTACTGTTCCCTGGTTAATCCTTTTAGAGGTAAGTATACCTTCTACACCAGCAACTACTATATATTTAGTTCGCAATACAGAGGATATTACATTTAATTCGCAAACATATACAGCTTTTCCATTTGAACTTGATGTGTCTAAGCAGGTGTCTAAAGGTGACATCCCTACAATAGAACTAAGAGTAAACAATGTAACCAGAACATTACAATCATATTTAGAAGATTATGATGGTTTAGTTGATGAGTCTGTAACTATAAGGGTTGTAGCTAAACCAACTGGCGAATCTGTATATCATGAAGCTGCAAGTTGGACTTATGATATATTGGCAGTACATTCTGATGCTCAATATGTGTATTTTACATTAGGTGCTCCAAATCCTTTATCAAGAAGATTTCCTCTGTATAGATATATTGCTTTTAATTGTAGATGGAGATTTAGATTAGACAGCTCAGTAGTTGCTCCTGAATGTGGTTATGCTGGTAATGATTCAGCTACAACATGGACTCAAAGTACAGCTTATACTGTTGGAGATATTGTAAAACCTACTTCAGTAAATGGTCATTATTATCGATGCACTACTGCTGGCACATCTGATGCAACCGAACCAACTTGGACAACAATAATTGGTAATACAGTTACAGATGGCAGTGTTACTTGGACTGAAAATTATTGCAAGAAAACACTTCAAAATTGCCAAGATTTGGATAATTCCGAAAGATTTGGTGGATTTCCTGGTCTTGGTTCTGGAGGAATTAGATTAGCATGATTCAAGATTTGCTTGGCGTTCCTTATGAAAAACATGGTAGAACAGTTAAGGGTTTAGATTGCTATGGACTTGTTCATTTAATATATAAAAGGTTAGGAGAAGAACTTCCAGAATTTGCTGGTGATTATGTGGAATTAACTAATATCCATAAAGCTATTGATGATAATAAATCAAAATTTATAGAATTAGAAAAACCAGAGCCATATTGCATAGTAACATTTTCCATTTACCCGCCTTATGTAACGCATATAGGTGTTGTGTTAAGTGATTGCCAAAAGTTTATTCATATCATGGAAAAGAGAAATGTAACTATTGATAGATTAGATAAATGGCAAAAGAGAATAAGAGGATTTTATAAATGGAAGAAATAAAGTTAATAAAAATTAAAAATCCTTTTGATAAACATGATAGAACGGAAGAGCTTGTTGATTATCACAATGAAAATCTTCTTACTATAAGAAATGCTTATTTTCCTAAAGAAATAGATGTAGTTGTATCTGTTAATGGTGGTGTTGTTCAAGAAAAAGATTTAATGTTTATAACATTAAGACCTGGTGATGAAGTTGTTTTTATACCAAACATTGAAGGCGGTGGGGATATATTTAGAGCCGTAGCTATGTTGGCTGTAGTGGCTGTAGCTATATGGGCACCGTATGCAATGGGTTTATATTCAACGATGACTGTATGGGGTGGTACTGCTGAATTAGCTTTTGCTACCCAAGTAGCAACTGGTCTTACCTTTGGCGGTGCATTAGTATCTGCTGGCATTATGATGGCTGGTGGATTTTTAGTAAATGCACTGTTGCCTCCACCTTCTCCAGATGTTGAAGCATTTGGTGGAAGTTTTGATAATTCAAATACATATTCATGGAGTCCAATAACCAAACAGCAACAAGGCTTGGTTATACCAAAATTTTATGGCACGATACCAGTATATGGAAATATAATCTCTACTTATACAGAAAATATATCAGATAAAAATTATCTAAATGTATTGCTTCATGTTGGGCAAGGACCTATTAATAGGTTATACGATTTTTATATTAATGACCAACCAAGCACCAATTTAAGTGGCATTGAAACTTTAGCAACACGATATGGCTATATAAATCAAAAAGTTATTTCTAATTTTAACGATACTAAAACAGAATACACTGCTGGGGTTAAATGTACATATAACACGCCATATACTTATACAACTACTGGAGATGCTTTTGATGGATTAGAAGTAGATATATCTTTTCCTCGTGGTTTGTATTATGCCAACGATAGAGGTAGTTTAAGCGATGTATCTGTAGATATACAAGTAGCTGCAAGAAAACAAGGTGATTCAGCATGGATTCCATTAACAACTAAAAGTGTTAGTGTTGCATATACAACCACTTCATATTATTGGTCTAAAGGTTATTGGGCAACTACTTACGGCTACGAAAGAACTACTTCAGAAACAACATGGTGTGAAGTCGAGCAAGGTTCATCAGACTCAACCGAACATTATGAGGGTGAGTATGCTGGAAGAACAGATGTTACAGGTGCTGATGGTTATACATATACATATCATTTTTATTGGAGATGGATGTCTGTTATAGGCACTGAATACACCGATGAAACTGTAAATTATGCTACTGTTACAGACCATAAAAATTCTGCTATTATTAAAACATATAAGACAGATACAAATTTATCTCATGGTAAATATGATATAAAAGTAACGAGATTAACAACAGATTATACAGATGCCAGATATGGGGCTGATTCTTATTTATCAACAGTTAGAGAAGTAGTTAAAGATGATTTTACTTATCCATGTTCTGCTTTAGTGGGTATAAAAGCTCTTGCCACAGACCAACTATCAGGAAGTTTTAAATTTAAGTGCATGGAAGAAGGAGCATTAATAAGATATTATGATGGTTCTAATTGGCAAATCGGTTTTAATAATAATCCAGCATGGGTATGTTATGATATTTTAACACAACCATTATTTGCTGACCCAGATGAAGTTATAGGAACTGATGGGTTAAATTATAGATGTATTTTGGCACACACCTCAAGTAATTCAAATAAGCCTATAACTGGTGGTAGTTATGCAACTTATTGGGCACAAACAGGTGAAAATGGTGTTGAATGGCAAGACAGTACGTCATATAAAAGTTGGGACGCTACAGCATTAAGATATGACGGTATTAATCCATCACGTCTTGATACTACATCTTTTAAAGAATGGGCTGATTGGTGTGATGAATTAGTGCTTAGTGGTAAAGATGAAAATGCAGTATCTTCTGCATCAGAAGTAATTGGTACTGATGGATTAAATTATAAGAGTAAAGTAAGTTCAGTACATTCATCAAGTATAGATGATAGACCAATTACAGGTGATAATTGGGGAACTTATTGGGAATTAGGTGGTGTTGATGGTGGACCTTGGCGAGAGAATGAACAATTTTATGCTAATAGCCCTTATGTGACATTACCTATCAGTTCTGGGACACTAACAGATACGACTAAATGTTGGTATAATAATATCCATAGAAATAAAGTTGTTGAAATCTATCAATACTCTGATGATGAGTGGAAATTTATTGAAAGAAGGGTAATAGTTAGTAATACTGAAAACACATTAACAGTATCACCTAATTGGACAGCAACTTTAGATATAAATACAAGATATTATATTAAACAAAATTACGAAAGAAGATTCATGTTTAATGGTGGTTTTGATGCTGGTACAAGCCTTTGGGAAGCTGCATTGCAAGTAGCTTTAATGTCAAGAGCTTTATTGATATGGGATGGAACTACAATTAAGGCTTTAATTGATAGAGAGGTTACTTTACCAGATGATGCTACTCAGTTATTTTCTATGGCTAATATATATGTGGATTCATTTGAAGAAACATTTTTATCCTCATCAGAAAGAAGTGGTGAAATAGAAATAAATTTTGTCAATAAAGATATAGATTATGAAAAAGATTCTATTATTGTTTTGAATACAAGTTTAAATAAGCCAGAAAATAGAAATACCATTTCTTTGATTGGAACTACAAGTCCTTCACAAGCATGGAGAATGGGGTATTTCTTTTTAAAACAAAATGAGTTATTGAAAAGAACAATAAAGTTTGATGCGGACGTTGATGCAATTAGTTGTACTATTGGGGATATTATTTATTTTCAGCACGATGTTCCAAGATGGGGAATATGTGGTGGTAGAGTGGCAGCATCATCGCAGGTATTAGGCGGAAGTGATGGCTTGAATTATACTTGTATATTGTCACATACTGCTACAGCTAATGATAGACCAGGTATGGTTCCAGCAACTCCTAATTGGGCTACATATTGGGCACAGACGGGTGATTCTGGTGCAACATGGGTTTCTGGCTCAAGTTATATAGCCTCATCAACTTCTAATACAATTACATTAGACCAAGAAGTAACAATAGAAGCAGGAAAATCTTATTCTATTATGGTATGGTTAAATGATGATACTTTGGTTACTAAAGCTGTAACTACTTCTCCATCAACAACTTCTGAATTAACTATATCAGGGACATGGACTACAAATCCCTCAGAATATGATAGATATGCTTTTGGTGAATCAGATAGTGTAGCTAAACCATTTAAAGTTTT